ACGGTTGCGGGCCTGATGGGTATGTTCAATCCGTCCGGAGAGATCAGCGAGCAGAACCGTTCCGGACGCATGGGCTCGCGTCTGCTCGGTGTCCAGGGATGGATGCAGGACAACACTGTCATCGTGCACCAGACCGGCTCTTATGACGGAAAAGCAACGGCAACGGGTGCGGTCAACAGCTTCACTCCGAATGGCCAGGTCGTGGCGCCGACGCAGATCAGCGCCGTCACCAGCCCGCACATGTCGCTCATCTCCACGAGCGCCGTCAACGGCACGCTGAATGCTGGCGACATCATCACCATTACGGGCGTGAACCGCGTCAACCGGATCACCAAGAAGTCCCGCGCGATCCCGATGCAGTTCGTGGTGGCACAGGACTGCGCATCCGGCGCCGCGTCTATTCCGGTCATGCCAGCGCTGGTCCCGCCGAACTCGGACGGTTCCCCGGCCCTGTTCCAGACCGTGGATGCTGCGCCGGCTGAGGGCGCCACGATCAACATCATCGGCAAGGCCGGTGAGGTTACACGCCGCAATTTCATCTACCACAAGAAGGCCATGACGCTGGCCACGGTGGATCTGGAGCAGGTGACGGGCGCAACCATCGAGTGCGGTCGTGACAACCTCGACGGCATCAGCCTGCGCACGCTGACCTACTACGACGGCCCTGTGGACGTTCGTGGCACCCGTATGGATCTCCTGTACGGCAAGGCCATGCTCCGTCCCGACTGGGGTGTTGTTGTCCCCTCTCCGACCGACGACGGCTTCTGATGCGGACGTACCCGCGCAGTCTGATCGCGCCAAACGGACACGAAATCATCACGGTCCAGAATGCCGAGCAGGAAGCGCGGGTACGAGCCCGCTTTTCCGGCGCTCCTGAGCCATTGCGCCGGGCAGCGCCGCCTAAGCCTGTCATGAGACGCAAGGGACGCACCCCAAATGTCAGAAAGCAATAGCGGGACACCTGCGGCAACGACGGGTTATCTGGTCTGTGACCTCATCGGCATGGCTCTCGAGCAGCTTGGCGTCGGTGTCGGTGGACAAAATGCTGACGCTCAGGGAATGAATTCCGGTGTCATGCATCTGAATATGATGCTGGCACAGTGGCAGCGTCGTCGCTGGCTTGTCCCGAACCTCGTAGACACGGCCTTCCAGTCTACAGGAGCGAGCGTTTATTATGTCGGCCCAGGTGGAGACCTCGATACGCCCGTACGCCCTGACAAGATCGAAGCTGCTTATGTCAGGCTTCTGAACGGTGCGCCACTTTCGCAGCAGGGCGACTTCGCGCCATCCGACTTCTCTGCATCAGATTTCTCTGATCCGGTGAGCGGACTTGATGCTGCCGCACAACCGATTGATTACCCGATTGAAATCATCCAGTCCTATGAGGATTACGCAGGCCTTGGCCTCAAGGCACTCCGGGCATGGCCGAACTATGCGTTTTACAATCCCGCTTTCCCCCAGGGGGAATTCCATCCGTGGCCGATCCCGCAAGGGGGAATTTGGGAATTTCATTTGCTGTTTAAGCAGCCGCTGCCGTCGAGCCTGAAGGCATCGAGTCCGATCAACCTACCTCCTGAATATTGGGACGCGATCATGTGGTGTCTTGCCGCACGCCTCGCCCCTTCCTATGGGCAGGAAGCATCCCCGACGATCGCAGCACTGGCGAAATCATCTCTCAACACTATCCGCACGTCCAACACGCAAATCCCCACGCTTGGCATGCCCGCCATCCTTACTCCCATCAGCAACCCGTTCTATTGGCCGGGTCTGGAGATCCAGAAGCTATGAAGCGCCTCATCCTTGCCCTTGCGCTCCTGTTGCCCGCTATATCATGGGCTCAGGCCATCCCGCAGATGGACCGGCGTGTGACACTCTCCGGTCCTACCGGTTTGAACTGGGCGCTCTCCACAAAAGCGGATGTGAATAACGGGACTTTGACCAATCCCTCTACAACAAACGGTTCATTCTCGTTGCCGACGATCAACGGCGGAACAGCAAGCAATCAGGCGCTGAAAAACCCTGTCATTACCAACGGCTCGGTCTCAGGGACAGACGAAAGCGCAGGAATGGCTTTGGCCGCATCCGGCACCACACCTCGCTCTCATGCCGCACACTATTCCGACATCACGAATGTCATGGATTACGGGGCTGTCGCGTCGGCTGCGATTGATAATACCGCTGCGTTTCAAGCTGCCATCAACGCGTCATGCTCCAAGGGAAGGTCTTCCAGCGAGAATACTGCATATCCCGGGACTGCCAGCGCTGGATCGGGGGATGTCCTTATTCCGCATGGCGTTTATGGCGTAGTCGGGCCAATCAACTGGACGTGCCCGATCTCTCTGCATGGTGCCGGTAAATCAGCAACCACGCTGATCTGGATGGGCACGGGCAGTAGCCCCCTCATGAATATGTCTGCGCCCCTCACAGATAGTAACCGCTATTGGTACCATGGCGCGGTCCATGACCTGAATGTGGACGTTACGGGCTCCCAGACTGGTGCGGTTTTCCGGACAAGCCAGTGCTCACACTGCGATATCTACAATGTCTCGACGTATGGCGCGTACCGTTCTGCCGTCATCTACGCAGGCATGTGGATCACGTTGCACGACTTCGATTTTCAGCAGGGGCATGTCCAGGCAACGAATGGAGTAAAACAGGGGACCGAGGCGTTCTCGACAAGCATTGAATGGTACGGATCGGACAACAGCGGCGGCACGAATTGCACTGTGTCTGACAATGGAAACTGCCTGACCCGTGGCGACGTACTATCGATCTATAACGGGTATGTGAGCGCGTCCCTGGACGGAACACATGAGCCAACCGACTGCCTGTATATTCACGACTTTGCAGCCACCACATGGGTTCGTGGCCTCGTCTGCGAACAGGTCCGCAATGGCGTCAATGTCCGATGCGATAATTCTGTTGCGATCGGGAACTGCCCTCAGTTTATGCATCTGGACCGGCTGGAGGTGGAAACAAATAACACAGCCGGAACCAACAATAATTACGGAATTACAGCAGATAATTTCGCCAGCATGGAGTGCTATTCATGCCAACTTTACGCATCGCAGGCTGGTCCGAATAACCTCGTTCTGAATAACACCAGATTTCATTCCGGGAATTTCCAGTGGTTCGGGGGAAAAATTCAGAACTCTCTGGGAATGTGCGTCACATCCCGAATTGATGGAGCGGCCTTCCATGGCGGATACATTCTGGATTGCGGTGAGGACGGAACCAGCGGCGACAAATGGGGTATCGGGTTCCTGGGAGGGTCTGGCGCGACCGTGAGCGAAAACAACAGCGTCGACAATGTGCAGTTCTGCCATGACGGCGTGGGAGGCACGCAAACCGATATGTATCCAGTCGATATCGACGGAACGACTACCCACACAATCGTCTCCGGCAGCATTCTGACGAATTGTGCGGGGACTTCTTCGAACAACAATTCCAGTGGCGGAAACATCATCGTCAATGAAGTCGGCCCATGACACGTATCAATCTTTCTGGCGGATCGTATCAGACACGAGCCATTTCCGTCGCGGCTCAACGCGTCCTGAATCTCTATCCTGAGCCGATACCTCAAGGCGATGGTGAGCCAATACAGTTTGCCTATTACCCCACTCCGGGCCTTCGTTCCGTCACGCAGCCTGGCGGCGTTGGGCGATGTACCTATCAGACGACGCAGGGTGATGCGATTTTTGTCATGGGCAGCACCGTGCTTCGTCTGAACGGCGACGGATCTACCACGTCGATCGGTGTGATCACGAGTGGCAGCGGCCCGGTCCGTATGGCTGACAATGGCACCACGCTGTTCATCGTGGACGGCACAGCCGCGGGCGGTTGGTATTGCTCCATGCCGTCAAAGGCCGGCCAAGGCTCTTTTGGGGCACTCACCCAAATCGTTGACGACGCTTTCTATGGCAGTCCCACGATTGCGATCCTCGATACGTTTTTTCTTTTCGTGAACCCAGATACGACCAACTGGTACACGTCGCCGGCGCAATTCTCTGACGAAGCCACGACGCCATTCGACAGCCTCTATGTTGCAAGTGACGAGACCAGCCTCGCCACGATCATCGGCATTGAGGTCATCGGCCAGTACATCTGGCTGTTCAGCAGATGGCAGGTTGAGTTCTGGTATGACAGTGGCGCCTCTGATTTTCCATTCCAGCGCGTTCAAGGCGTAACTGTTGAAGCGGGCTGCATCGCGCCCTACACAATCGCTCGCATCCCCACGACCGCGAACACGCCGAATGGTGCCATAATGTGGCTTGGCCAGGACCGGAG